CACGGAGCGGCAGAGAAATCTACCGCTCCTTTTATTTAGAATCCAGATCGGGGGAACGATTATGACAGGAACAATAGAATTAAGAAATCCGATTAAGGTCGGAACAGAAAAAGAAACAAAGCTTGTAAAAGAGCTTGCATTTGACACAGAAACAATCACAGTTGAACAGTTCCAGGAAGCAGAAAGAAAAGCCGCTTTTGTAGCAGCGAAGCGAAATATGGTAGTTGTCGATTTTCTTGAATCAAACGGAACATTCTTACAGATTATCGGCATGTACGCAATTGCAAATGTAAATCCTGATATCGATATGAACGATTTGTCGAGACTCAAGGGAGGAGACACAATGCAGCTTTACAGACTTGGCCGAAATTTTATCAAACCTTCTGCGCAGGAAAAAGACCAGGAAAAGGAATCTCAGGAAGACTGCTCAGAAGAGCCATCAGAAGTTATGCCAGAACCTACTACTGCAACCCTGGAGAACTTGGAAGAATGAGAATAACTGTATTCCTACGAGAGTACCTCGAAGCAGCAGAAGACCGCTCGGAAGAGAATAGGCGCATGAAAGAGGCACAAGAAAAAGCTCGAAGGAATATGCGAATAAGGAAAGGAAGGCGTTAATGGCTAAAGGAAAAGAATTAGAAGCCTTAATAAGCATTGCCGGCAAAGTAGATCCTTCCTTGCAAAAGTCCCTCAAGGAAGCACAAAAAGAGGCAAATGGTTTCACAAAGGGATTAAAGGTTGCCGGTGCGGTTGCCGCAACTGCCACTGCCGCCGCAGTCACAGGAGCAGTAGCCGCAGGTAAGGCTCTTTTTGACCTCGGAAGCCAATTCAAAGACGCTGAAAATACAATCCGCGTCGGTACAGGAGCAACAGGAGAAGACCTACAAGACCTCTATCAGAGTATGGAAGAGGTTTACAAGTCAGTTCCTACAACTCTTGGAGACGCATCAAGCGTAATAGCCGACTATAACACCAGACTTGGACTCACTGGAGACAATCTGGAAGGGCTATCAACACAGGCGCTTCAGGTATCCAAGATACTTGGAGAAGACGTGAGCGCTGTTGTAGAAGAATCATCGCAAGCATTCCAACAGTGGAACATCGATTCTGATGATATGGGCGATGCGATGGACTACATATTCAAAGTAAGCCAGTCAACCGGAATGGGATTCAACGACCTGATGGGAGATTTACAGTCGTATGGAGCACAACTTCAGGAACTTGGATTTGACTTTGAAACATCGGCAGCCCTCATGGGAAATGTAGAGAAATCAGGATACAACGTATCTACAGTTCTCGGAGGAATGAAAAAAGCAGTCAAGAATCTTGCAGATGAAGGCATTGATGCATCAGATGGTCTACAACAGTACTACGACCAGATATTAAATGCTAAAGATGCGACAGAAGCAATTACGATTGCGACAGATATATTCGGTGGCGCAGCTGGCTCGACAATGGCATCGGCCATCAGAGACGGAACTCTCTCTGTTGACGATTTGGTTGCGAGCCTAAAGGAATCAAACGAAACCATAGCAACTGCCGCCGAGGATACATACACCTTGCAAGAGCGCTGGGAAATGCTCAAGCAAAAAGGACAGGTCGCTCTTGAGCCAATGGCAAAAGGGCTTATGGGTATAGCAGAAGATGTAATGCCACTTGTGACAGAAGCATTTGATGAACTGCTTCCTGTTCTTACAGATTTATCCGCAACCGTGTTACCGATATTGCAAGACGCAGGACAGGACCTGCTTCCAGTAATAGGAGACGCATTAAAGGAAGTTGTCGGAATTATAAAAGACCTAGCTCCGTTCCTGGGAGAAGTTCTCGGAATGGTAATGGGAATGCTGTCATCGCTCATGCCTATACTGGTAAAAATTGTACAAGCAGTTCTACCAATAGCCGAGCAGATCATAAGAGCAGTACTATCAATCATGGAACAGCTCTTCCCTATAATGACAAGTATCATAGAGTCCGTATTGCCTGTCGTAGAGCAATTGCTTAATGCAATAGCTCCAGTGATAACAATGATATTGAATGTCTTAAGCCCTATAATTTCACTGATAGGACAGCTGATATCGGCACTGTTGCCGCCTATCGTATCGATTATAGAAACACTTATGCCTATTCTGAATACAGTTATCAGTATCATATCAACTGGGCTTACAGTTGCATTGCAGGTACTCACACCTATAATCGAGGGAATTATTTCTCTTGTAGGAACTATTGCAGATGTATTCGGTTCAGCATTCGAGGCAGCTGTAGGAGTAATCAAAGGACCTATCAATACAATAATCGGTATGGTCAATGGAATTATTTCGTCAATTAACGGCATCGGGTTCACTATTCCAGACTGGGTACCTGTTATCGGAGGAAAAGGTTTCACAATCGACATTCCTCAGATACCTATGCTCGCGACTGGTGGATTTACAGACGGAATATCAATCGCCGGAGAAGCTGGAACAGAGGCTGTTATCTCATTTGATGCAGCGTATAGAAATCAGAACCTGTCTTACTGGGCTAAAGCCGGAGAAATGCTTGGAGTTGATAGCGACGGCATTGACGACCTTGTAACAGGTAACACAACAAATAATTCAAGCACTACAGAATACAATCTCGGAGGAGTCACATTTGCTCCTAACGTCACAGTTGACGGAAACTCTGATAAGCAGGGTGTAATCGAAGGTATAAGAGAAGCCGAGAAGGAATTCTTTGACATGCTTGATGAATGGTGGCACGGAAGGGAGGACGATGATTATGATCCAGTCTACGGATAATATCAAAATAACCACTTCCGCCGGAGATACATTTGACGAGCTTGCTCTCACGTATTGTGGGAGTGAGCTCTTATCAAGTGAAATCATTGCACTGAATCCAGACTATTCAAATGTAATCATATTCGGCGAGGGAGTTCCGCTCCTCATACCGGTATTTGATGAAGCGGACACACCTGACACCCTTCCACCGTGGAGAACGGAGGATGAATAATGTCACTTTCACTCAAATACAAAGGAAAAGATATAACAGACAGCGTATCAATAGATGATTACATCTATGATTCGTACTCAGAATTCCATGCAGACACTCTGGAGATAAAATTCGGAGATGGAGAGGAACTATGGGACAAATGGAAGCCACAGGCAGGAGATAAAGTGCAACTGAAGCACGATACAGCTGATACAGGAACAATGTTTGTAAAAGAGCTTATTCCTATGCCTGGATACTTCTTGCTGAAAGCATCATCCGCTCCGGTTGGTGTGGACAACAACAGATCTGATGCCTGGGAAGGCATTACTCTTTTTCAGCTTGGAAAAGATATTGCTGCAAGATACAAGCTCAAATTCAAGACCTACAATGCAAAAGATACAAAATTTGCCTACATTGAGCAAAAGCAAAAGCCAGACATGAAGTTCTATGCTGGAATTTGCGCTCTGTCAGGACATGCTTTCTTAATTTACAATGAGACACTTGTTCTGTACGGAATGAAGGCAAGACAAAGCTCCGCTGCAACAGCTGACCTTATTATCTCCGGAGAGAATGAGTTCAAGCTTATCACAAAGGCGGAAGTTACAGGATGCAAGGTCTCAAATGGAGATAATGAGTACGAGTACAAGAAAAGCACTCAGAATATCAAAAATGTAGTGCTTGATATAGCTATGAATAGCCGAGCAGAGGCTATGAACTATGCAGAGAACCTCTGCAACTGGTTCAACAGAGATTATAAGAGCGGATATTTCTACTCTAAGCCCATAGCAGCTGATTTTTCAGCAGGAAGCGTGGTAAATATCGATACTGATATCGCTCCTTCATTCAATGGCAAAGCTTTCATAACGCATATCAGACACCATTATTCCGAGGGCAAGAGCAAAATATGGTTCAGAGAGGTGAGGTAATGTCTATGGATGTACAAAAAGGAGAGATTACATCGGTTAGCGGCTCAACTGCCAGAGTTAAATCTTCGGTAGGCGCGAGAGTCTCAAGACCTCTTAAAATACCAAAGCATATTAACACATCAGAATTAAGCAAGGGAACAAAGGTCGCCTATGTGGTCTTTGAGGATATGTCAGGAGCAATCCTTGCTGTAATATAGGAGGTCTACTATGGCCGGAACAGTACAGGCGAAATGGAGTAGTAAAAAATGGAAGATGAATAGTTCTGTGCTCAACTCAATCAACGCAGCGAGCTACGGAATGAGCTATGATTCCGACGAAAAGAAAAAAGAGAAACGCTCAATCACAATTCCATATGATATCCATATAGGCTTGGGAATTAAGTCTATAAGAACGGAAATCGATTCATGGTACAAGCTTCTTGGCCATTCAGCACCGATTTATTTTGGCACAAAGAGATTCGGTCCTAAAAAGTCAAAGCTTATCGATGTGAGCGTATCGAATATCGAACTCTCCAAAAAAGGAGAGATTATAAGCGCATCCTTGTCACTCAAGTTCGAAGAGGCAAGGAAGGAAACAAAGAAAAATAATAAGGGAGGTAAGAAGAATGCTGGCAAGAAATAACAGTGATGTTGCAACATGCGTTACGAACCTCCTTAAGACTTTCAGAACAGAAGTGCCTTACGCAAGAGAAAAGGGCATAAGACACGAAACTCTGTCTCTTCCAGCTGATGAGATAGAGCAACAGTTAAATGAGGATGCTGAGGAGTGCATCGATGAATATGAGCCAAGAGTTGATATAGACAACATCGAAATGCAAGCCTTCAATGATGGCGGCGAATACACCTACAAAGTGGATCTCCTTCCTGCTGACTCAAATAATGAAGAATAGGAGGAGAGAAGATGGGTATATTCACCACTACAGACGCAAACGAGCTATACGATGAAGTTATCGAGAAGCTCCAGAGCGATGTCGGAGAGACTTTATATCCAGGAGATGAGCGAAGGATATTCGGAGAGTCGCTCTGCGGTCTCTGGGTTATTCTTTACAACACTATTGACAATGTTGCAAAGCAGACCTTCTTAAGATGGGCCAGAAACGAGATTCTTGATGCGATTGGAGATATGTTCTATCAGACATACAGACTTCAAGCAGAACCTGCAAAAACAACGCTCAGATACTCAATAAATGACTACTTCGACAGAGATATCACTATCAGCGCAGGTACAAGAGCCGAGACTGGTGATGGCAAATGCTTCGCAACTGATATCGATGCGGTAATCAGAATCGGAGAGTTAAGCGTTGACATACCTGCCACAGCCATTGAGGGAGGCTCAGATTACAACGGATATCTTTCAGGCTCTATTGTTACCATGACTGACCTTGTGTCGTTTGTGGACGCTGTTACGAACCTCACAACTACATCTGATGGAACGGATGTAGAAAAGGACGATGCGTACAGAGAAAGAATCAGACTTGCAATGGACAGACCTTCAAACGCTGCATCGAGAAACGGAATCATCTACTTTGTAAAATCAGCTGATGTTCTGATATCTGATGTATGCGTAACCACACCGAAGGAAAACCACATTGATGTATCTTTTGTGCTTTCAAATGGCAATCTTCCAGACGAGAACCTTATCAGCACGGTTGAATCAATCGTATTAAGAGATGATGTAAGAGCTATGAACGATGTTATTACAGTCAAGTCTCCTGATCCTATCGAGTACGACATCAACATCAAGTACTATGTCGCAGCCGAGAACGAATCTTCAGCTGTTCAAGCTATCGAGGAAACCTCGTATGTTGATGAAACTGGTGCAATTTGCACCGGTGCAATAGAACAGTACAGATTGTGGCAGGATTCAAAAATCAAGAGAGACATCAATCCAGACAAGCTCATAAAGCTGATTCTTGATGCAGGAGCTGACAGGGTTCAAATCATATCTCCGACTTACTTGGAGATTAAAGACCATGAGGTAGCACATTTTTCTGGAAATATCACAATCGAGCATGTAAAAACGCTGGAATAGGAGGTTTTTATGGGATATATCAAAAACATTACCCTTGAAAATCCAAACTTCAAGCGAACAATGCCTATGTGGATGCGAGAGGATGACTGCGACAGCTCCCTTGCTGAATCTATGGATAGATTAACAATAGAAGCTGCTAAGAAGCTTCGGTCAATGTCAAAGTGGACGAGAATTGATGAAATGAGCGAGTTGGAACTCGATGAGCTTGCATGGGAGCTTAATGTGTCCTGGTACCTCTACGACAGAGATGTCAAGATGAAGCGAGAAATCATCAAGAATGCTCCATATATCCATAAAAAGATAGGCACAAAATGGGCTCTGGAACAGGTGCTTACAATCTACTTCAATGAATCAAAGGTTTTGGAGTGGTTTGATTATGGCGGAAGACCTGGACACTTCAAGATTGAAGTTGTAAACACAGAGACTGTC